CTGGTATCCGTAGGGGCAACTGATATCGCGAGGGTCGATTGAATACGGTTGCCGGCAACTTTCAAATCTGCATCAGTCGCCACGGCGCCCGGAAATTGTGCGGTAGTCACAGTCGTTTAGCCCCCTTCTGCTCTTTGCGATGCCGAAATCTTTATCTCGTCTGGACGGTTGTCAATTCGGAAGGCGCTGCTTCTGCCGGCGGCAGGCCGCCCAGGCGCTGCGTCTGTGTGTTCAACTGAACCAGAGACGCCTTGTAGTTCTGCGCCTGCTGCATCAGGGTCGGATCAACTTCCGAGCGGGGATATTCCGGCAGCAGAGCCACCGCCAGGTTGTACCGGATGGCGGCCTCGTAGCCGGGCGGCAGGTTGACCGCGTCGGTGAGGGCTGCGAATGCGGCGAACGCCTGGAGCGAGTGAACCTCGATGGTTCCCGCCGCACCGATCGGCCACAAATTCAGCGTTACCGTCGGATATCCGTAATCGACGTACAACTCCATCGGCACGGTGATCGGGGCGCCGGAAGGCTCGAGCATCGTCGACCATTCCGCGGCCGAAACGATCTGCACCGTGCCGCGGTACGTGCCGCTCGCCGCCGCGATCGCATCGCACCTGGCCGGGCGTGGCATCGGCAACTGGCCGCCAGGCCCGATCGTGAACGACGAACTGCCGCCGGCTATGGTGTACGTCATCCGCTGGGGTGTGAAATTGTGCATCGGTGGCGCCGGCGTGGCCGGCGGCGCGCCCACGCCTTCAGGAAACGTCGTGTATTCCTGAAGGGTGTACAGTTCGACCACCGTGCCGGCCGCGGGCACCGGCCATAAGTGGACGGTCGCGAGCGGGCTGTTGTAATCGACGAATGCCCGCATCGGAAAGTTGATGGCGCCGCCCCGCTCGAGGATCTCCGTCCAGCGGTTCACATCGACGATCCGCAGGGCGCGGCCATAGTTGCCGCTCGAGGCGCGCGCCGCCACGATCTGCGTAGGCCTGGTGGCGCTGAAGACGCCCGCCGGCCCCATCGTGTAAGACTGCGAGCCGGTGAGCGGGAACGAATCGCGCCGGATCTCGTATACGGTCACACGCTCGGTTGACCACGACGCCAGCATCTGATTGAGCGAAACCAGCGCATCGTTCAACTCGTTCGTCTCGAGCGTTTCGCCGGCGGCGATCGCGCCGATCAGGCGCATCGAAGAGTGGATCAGTTCGCTTGCGGTCGGCATTCAGACTCCTAGACGTGTGGCGCCGGATGTGTCCAGGACTTGAGCGGGACTCCCGCCCGCTGCAGGTCGAACGTGACCCCGCCGGCCTCGGCCTCGATCACGACGACTGCCCACACAGGGGCATCGCCCAACTGCTCTGCGTATGCCGGGGAATTCTTAGCCGCGCTCTGGTATTCCTCGATGAGGACTAGGTTCTGTTCGAAGGCCTTATCCTGCGCTTGCGCTTGCAGCCATTCGTCGTTGCCATGAGGACTGTGCACGGGTCCGGGGTTCTGTACGGTTGTATTTTTCTGCGCCGGCAGGATCGTACCTACCGGAGGTGTCGTATATGCCATATGTCGTTTGCTCCTCGTGTTGATTCGCCTGTGAGCGGGCGGAATGGCGGCACTGCCGCCACTCCGCACGCACCTCCGCACCTAGACCCCGGCGGCCTGCGTAATTACGAAGGTTTTCCCGTTAACGTAGATGTTGGCCGTGCGCTCCACGTCGAGGTTCGCCGCTGCTGTATAAGTTACGTCACCGTCCGCATTCTGCGGCCCCTCTGGCGCGAATGTGAGCCAGTCCGCGGTGGCATCTTTGGTGGCGGTCCAGGTGTTCTCGAGGCCAATCCCGGTAATTGCCACGTGGAACGTCCCGGACGCGCCCGCGGCCGGTACGTCTGCGCTCTCGGGAGCGATCGTGACCGGCGCGACTTCCGGGATTATGCCGACATTCAGCGGCCGCCAGGCCTCGCCCAGCGCGTTCTCGTTGTCTGCATCGCGCACAATGAGCGGCGGTAAATTGATGTTGTACATCAGCTTGGGATAGGTGTCGGGCGAGGCTTCCGTGGGGTTCGCCGCGAGCCACTCTTTCACGTCGCGTTCGGTTTCGGGCATCATTTGTTGGGTCTCCTCTTTTGGGCAGCTTTGGCCGGCGACTTGGGCAGGGCACGCGCCGGCCGGATTGGTGCGGCCGGCGCAGTCTCCTGGCGGGCGCGTACGGTAGGCCGCAGCGCCTCTACCTGGCCGGCAGGGCCGCCAGGTTCCGGAACCGCCGCGGCGTAGCCGGCCGCTTGCGGTTTCGGGAGTTCTGGAGCGGGCGCAGGTTCGGGCTCGGCGATGGCAGACGCCTGCCAGATAATGCGCGACCACTCCTTTCCCAGCGCATCTTCTTCCTCCCGCGAGAGTACGACCACCGCCTCTTTGGTCCGGTGAAACATCATTCGCGGATAGTCTTCAGACGGCTGCATAGGGTGTGGCTACTCCTGCTTACTGAACGAGGCGAACAGCCCACTCGGGGCGCTGCGCGGCATGGCCGTAGAGCACGTCGCAACGTGTGACGAACTTGTCAGTCTGGATAACGTAATCGCTCACGATGCGAACCGCGCATCCCGTGTCGGGATCCTGCTGTTTGGCGGCAAAATGAACGCCGTTCGGAACTTCCAGCGGAGCCATACCGATTACGAACGCGGCTTCGTGAAAGGCGATGCCTTGCGAGCTGGCCTGGCCTGCCGTTCCGCTCGTGATGGTGAGGGGCGCGCCGGCGGCCGGTGAGTTGGTGACCGTTTGCAGTGCGCCCGTGACGGTGATAGGCGGATAGATCGGGATGCTTGCGGATCCATCGGCCGCCGACGAGACATCTGCAGTAACGACGAACTTCTGGAGGTCTGTTGCCGGATCGCTCGAAACGCGGTTCACCGGAAACACAGTCGGCAGCGTGAAACTGTCGCCCTTCTTGAGACGCAGCGCCGCGGCCGCGCTGAATCCGGTTACCGCGAGGGTCGAGCCCGTCTGGCTGGCTGCGCCCACCTGCGGCGCGCCGCCCAGCGGACCTACCGTGTGGGTGCGGCAGTTCTGATCCATCACCCACTCGAAGCCGCCCATAATCCCCATGCGGCCGCGTTCATACTGCTGCTTGACCTGGTTGGAGCTTTGGAACAGTCCTTGCGCAGCCTTGAGCGCCGCCGTCTGGACCTTGGGCGGGATGCACATGGTCCGCTTGCCGTCCATCGGCGCAGAGAAGGTGTCGAGGGTTTCGCCGGCCAGCCAGAACGGGTCGAGAGCCGCAATCGGGGTGCCCGGTGTGCCGACTTGGTTGCCCGTACTCTGGTAAGCCATCGTGAGCCCGTCGACGTCGACCTGATTGGCGAGTGAGACGCCCGCGGACTTGAGGTATCGATCGCTGAATGCGTCGATCGACAGCGTGAGTTCGGCCGAGGAGAACTGGAACGCAACAACGGCCTGCTGGTTGAGGGTGAGGGTTTTCTGGGTTTCGAGTACATCCTGAATCGACGACGTGATGTCGGGATTCTTCGACACCGTGAATTCGACGGCATCGCGCAGACGCAACGTATCGCCAGTCTTGGCGCCGTTTACGGCGAACTTGTCGTCCCAGGTATGTGCAATCGCCCCGGAAAACCCGAGGTTGTTTTTGAACCGCAGCAGAAGTTCGTTGGTGATCATCTGCGGCGTCAGCAATGTGTTCGGCACTTATCGCCCCTTCGATTGCGCCTCCCTTGCCCGCGACCACCGTTTGAAATCTTTCTGGACTTCCGGATCATTCGGATCGTCAGATGCGGTTTTGCCCGCTCTTCCACTCGGCGGCGGCGGCTTGGGTGCGCCCGTTATCTTGGGTTTCCCGTTTTCAGTGGCAGGGGTGTCGAACTTCGCAGACAGTTTGCCGATCGCAAGAACGGCGCTTGCCGGCGGCAGGCCGGCGATACGCTCCAGCTCTTTCGGATTCTTCGCCAGGTAGTACAGGAGTTCGGCGCCGTTGTCGTCCTCGAGCATGGCCTGTCGGGCGGCCAGGACTCCCGGCCCCGCCGGGATCTGTACCGTGTCGATCAGGTCGTCGTAGTCGTCGTGCGCTTTCCGGGCGGCTTTTTCTTTCTTCGTCCACCCGTCCTGCTCTTTGCGGACGGCAT